GGTTCATTCAAAGGTTTACTTATCTTGGAAGCATGGAAACACTTCCTTCAAAATAAATATCATTTCAACATCGTTAATGTGCTTGGCATATTCATATTCGAGTTCGGCCAAAATATTACCTAAAATATGATCACCATTTTTAGTAAACATTGACCGCATCCGTTCCATATTAACGGGTTTAGGTTTTAAGAGGCACATTAAACCACCCAAACCGGAACAACAATCTTCTAAAATTGCCACGGTTTCAAGATCATTTTTTTCTGTGTATTGTCTGTAGAGAGACAATAGACTTACATATGTTCGCTGATTACGTTCATCTCTGAGATAAAGTGCATTAGGATCTGATTTTGGAATAATGACTGAATTATCATAATTTGTGCAAAGTTCTGGATGTTTTTGTTCCAAGTCTTTCACATTTTTTTGATCACCAATTTTTGAAAAAAAAGAATGGTTCTCAGTTACAGAAAAAGTTTCCATCAATTCGTGTCGTCGTTTGATAAACCACAAGGATTGTAATGGTGCCATTATTTTGAAAGATAATTGTTATTTAATAAATAGAGTGTATATCATTTTAAGAGTATAAAAATTTACAAGTAATTTATGTTATCAATTTTTTTAAAAATTTGAAATAATAATAATATTATCATTTCAACAGTAAATATACTCGAATACAAAGGTTTTAGGTAAATACTTAGATGGATTCTATATTTCATATTGGGACAGATATACCGTATAAAAAAATTCGTGATAATTATCACAATAATATTGATGATATTGATGATGATATTCCGATGATGAATTATGTAAACAATGCTGCATCAGTACCGACGATTGATATTAATATTAATGACATGGAACTAGATAAATTTTTGATAAATATATATGAATACTATGTCGGAGGTGGGTTATGGACTATTTTACTACGTAATTTTATAAATTTAATTATATTGGCATATGTAATTATATTTTCTACATTTCTCATCGGATGTATTGATTATCATAATTTATTCCTCAACTATAATATTGGGCAATCAATTGTTATATATCCGATTGCATATGTCATAATGTTCACATTTTCGCCTTTTTGGATATGGCACCTCATTTATTTCTTGTTTCAAATAAAATCATTATTTAAAACACACCAAATTTATATAAAAGTTTTACAAATTTCCGAAGTCGATATAGAAACCATTCAATGGAATGATGTTGTTAAAAAAATTATGGCTATAAGTAAACTAAACCAATACTCAATCGCTAACATCATTCTACGCAAAGATAATTATCTTATGGGACTATTGAATAAAGAACTTCTTAAACTCACCAACAGTTGGTTTACAAAACAAGTCCTAACAACCTCGTTGACATGGAATTTGTCTGTGACAATTTTTGATTTCTTTTTTGATAGGCGCAATCGTTTGTTGAATAAATTTCTATCAAAAGAACAACGAGAAACTCATACACAGAATCTAAAGAAACGTTTTATGATTTTTGGTATTTTTAATCTTGTATTTTCACCATTCATTATTTTCTTCCTATTAATGCATTTTGTATTCAAATATGGTGAAGAATTTTATAAAAATCCTGGTTCGATTGCATCTCGTGAATATACCCCTCTTGCTAAACTTTTAATGCGCGAATTCAATGAATATCCACATTCTTTTGATAAAAGACTCAGAGGGAGTGTCGCGAAGGCTGACACTTATATAAAACAATATCCATTTGAAAAAATAACAATTATTGCACATTTTATATCATTCATTAGCGGATCAATTGCTTTCGTTCTAGCTGTATTCACAATTATTGATGACAATATTCTACTCCAATTAGAAATTACCCCGGGAAGATCAGTCCTGTTTTACTTAGGGCTGTTTTCTACAATTTTTGCCATAGCTCGTTCATTCATCCCAACAGAATCATTCGTTTTTGATCCGAAATCGTTAATATCTGAAATAGCTGTATATACACACTATTTTCCACTTCACTGGAGAAATAAACTCCATTCGCACCAAGTCAGGAATGAATTTTCCGCAATGTACGAATATAAAATAGTTATCTTTTTGATGGAGTTTTTAGGTGTAATAACCACCCCCTTTATTCTTTGTTTCACTCTGACGAAATGCAGCCAAGATATTGTCGATTTTTTCTGCGAATGTTCAGTAAATATAGATAACATCAATTCACAAAATACAAATAATATTGGCTATGTTGGTCATGTATGTTCTTTTGCTGCGTTTGATTTTAATAAAAATGGTGACTCAATGTATGATAGTCTTGTGATGAATGGAATTGATAAAGATATGGATAAAAAAATTATTTCAAAAGGCGGAAAAATGGAACAATCATTTTTATACTTTAAAACTAATAATCCCGATTGGACTCCTAATAGAGAAGGGCAAGAATATGTTGATAGAATTAATAGATCATTATTTATTTCAAATGATGAACATCTCGATATGCAAATAAATAAATCAAAAGAGCTTACAAATAATAATGGAACTAACCCAGGCGATTATATATCTGTGCTTGATAAAATTTACCAATCGAATATCAGAGACATGGACAATAGTATGAATGTTTAATCTATTTAATTTATTATTTAAATAAATCCGACAACTTTTTTAATATCTGCACTCGTTGGAATATCCCATCCCGATTCAGGTCCAGTTTTTCCTTTTAATCGCCAATATTCATTCCATGCTTTACCAGATACAAGAACAGGACCATTTGTTTCCTCTAAAGTTATAGTCCCATCATCAAGAATTGGCTTCTCTTTAGGTTTTGGAACATTTAATTTAGCCATGATAGAATCTATATTTTTCCAATCAGGATCCATACTCATGACCTTTTCCAACAAGGGAAGGTTTACATCAGTAATAATAACTCTGTCAACTTCAGAACTGACATATTCTGTCCTGGCACTCAAAACACAAAACACCGTGCTGTCTCATACCAAGAATTACAAGAACAGGATCAAAATATCCGTCTCCAGTGAATGTAATCGTATTGGCAGTTCTATCGTGAACAAAGGGTCTCAATGTCATCGAATAATTATTGAATTTATCAGAAAGTAATTTGTATGATTGTTCCATTTTGTATTTGCGATATTATTAGATGTAATTATCTTTATAATATACCATTCTCTGATAATTAAACTTCAATTTTAATTTAGCAAAATATTTGTAAAAAATTTATAAAAAAATATTATTTAATCGAGTTGTTCTAAAACAGATTTTGACTCGTCTAAATGTTCATTTTCATGTTCATGATGACATTTTTTACCATGAACATGTTCATGATCATCGTGCTCAGTATCTACATTGTATTGTTCGTCGAGACTTTCTTCATCATCATCAACACCATCTAATTTATTTTGACCATAATGTTGGTTTTCATCTGAATGTAGAGCATTATTTTCTAATTCAACATCTTTATTGCTTGTATGAAGTTTCATAATATTGTAAACACGTTTAGAGAAGGAAGCTGGATTATCGAGACTGAATCCTGAAGAAAATAGAGCCGCTTCATACATCATAATAACTAAGTTGTCGATCTTTTCTTTTTGTTCTAATTTAGTTGAAAGGTTATTGACAAGTTCATCGTGTGGATTAAGTTCTAAAATCTTTCTTGAAGCCATAAATTTCAACATATTTGGATCACCAAGAGCTTGTGCCCTGACGATACGTTCCATATTGGCTGAATATCCTTGTTGACCGGAAACAACAGCACATGGTGACTCCGTTAATTTGTTAGATACAACAACCTTTTCTACAGAATTTTTAAGAATATCTTTGATAGCCTTACAAAGAGGTTCGAGTTTTTTGTTTAATTCATCCCGTTCGTTTTTCTCTTCTTCAGTTTCGTCTAATTTCAAACCATCTTTTGTTACACTCACAAGTTCTACATTTTTATAAGTTTTAAGCTTCATAGTAATATATTCATCGATGGGATCAAGTAAAAGGAGAACATTTAGATTCTTTTTCTTAAATATTTCAAGGCATGGGTTATAGACTGCGTCCTTATCACCTGTAATATAATATATTTTACCAGAAGCCGGCATAGTTTCAATATATTGGTCGAGAGAAATTAAATCAGGCACATTTGTGGAATTAAATCTTAAGAGTCCAGCTAATTTTTCAGTTTTACCTTCTTCATCATGGACGGCAAGCTTAATATTTCTGGAAAAATTTTCGTAAAATGTTTTGTATTTTTCAGGATCTTCCACTAATTCATACATCATGTCGATTACTTTGTTTACGAGTTGTTTTTTGATTACCTTAAATTCTTTCGTTTGTTGTAACATTTCACGGGATACATTTAGTTGAAGATCATCAGAATCGATAACACCTTTCACAAATGACATCCATGGTGGTACGAATTCACTGCAATCATCTGTAATAAATACTTTTTTAACATACAGTTTGATATTTTTTTGTTTTTTCTCAGACTGTAACAAATCAAATGGAGTACGTTTAGGAATAAACAGTAAGCCTCTCAGGGATCCAGTTTGTGATTCAACATTGAAATGCTTTACATGAAGATGTTCCTCCCAATCTTCTGAAATAAGTTTGTAAAATGATGCATATTCCTCGTTTGATACATCTTTGGGATCACGAGCCCAAATGGGTTTATGTTTATTAAGATGTTCGAATTCAACACTAGATTTTTGTTTTTTTTCTTCATCTTCATCAATATCTTCTATTTTAACACCATCAACATTTTTAGTTGATTCATCATCTTCAACAGATTCATCAATTTGGTCTTGTCTATCACCTTCGGTAGATTTATCACCTTCGGTTGTTGTTTTCATAACAGCTTGATAAATAGGGAACATGATAAATTGAGAGTGTGATTTAACAATTTCTTTAATTTTCTTTTCCTCTAAATATTCTAAACAATCTTCTTTCATGTGTAGAACAATTTTTGTTCCGTGTGGAAGATCATCCTCGCATTTTTTAACTGTGTATTTGTTTTCCATATTCGATTCCCACACATATCCATCGTCGTTATTATGTCTTGTAAAGACAGTAACAGAGTTTGCAACAAGAAAAGCTGAATAAAACCCTACACCGAATTTACCGATTAAATTTGTATCCAATTTCTCTTGAGGATTTTTTGAATGCATAAAGTCCATAAATTTTTTAGTACCTGAACTTGCAATTGTACCTAAATTGTTCACAAGATCTTCGCGTGTCATCCCAATACCTGTATCAGTAATTGTCAAGGTTTTGTTTTCTTGATTGGGAATGATTTTAATTGATAGTTCCGTATTATCTTTCATTGAAGGATCTGTTAGTGAGAGATATCTAACTTTGTCTAGAGCGTCTGATGCATTAGAAATTAACTCTCTCAAAAAGATATCTTTGTTACTATAAAAAGCATTAACGATGAGATGCATCAGCTGAACGATGTCAGTTTGAAATTGGTACTCAGTATTGTCAGACATTTTGATCAAATTTGGTTTTGATTAGGTTATTTATATGAATTATTTATAAATTCATTGATTATTTGATATTAATTTTTATGATGTTTAAATTTCATCTTTTTTTCGAAACGATTTGATTTGTTTATACCACATGTAAATTATTTATATAGTTCAATATTATAAAACCAATGACTCACAACGAAAAAAAAAAGATTATGGAAGATATTGATGATCTTCTCTTTAATCCTGATCAAAATCCATCAGAACCAATCGATCAACCACAATTAACGCCTCATTACAATATAAATAAAAATACTATAAATCCCAATGCTAATACAAAAAATAATGCAGTAACAATATCAGGTTTTTTACCAAAACAATTAGCAAGTGCCTACGGTTTTTCATCTGTGGTGGGTAATCCAACAGGTTCTAAACAAATATGTGCAATTATTGAAGCATATACTTATCCATCACTAATTAGTGATCTAACGGCTTTTTGCACAGAATTCGGACTATCAACACCCGTTCTTGTAAGTAGTGTCACAGGTCTTTCGTCGACACCCATATCCAATACATTTAATATATACATTAAATCATTTGGTACAGTTGCAAATGCAAGTTGGTCATTAGAACAATCATTGGATTGTCAATGGATCCACGCAATGGCCCCCGAAGCGTCTCTATTGATAGTTCAAGCAGCATCTGCGAGTGATACTGATCTAACTAATGCCATTAATTATGCAAAACAAAATGGTGCAACCGTTATTTCGATGAGTTTTGGGGGAGCAGAGAGTTCTAACGAAACTTTGACGTCAACAGTAGCGTTTGATGATGGATTATTTACCGGTGTTACTGGAAATGAGAATATAACATTTTGTGCATCAGCTGGTGATTCACCCGGTGTCGAATATCCTGCGTCGTCACCAAATGTTTTAGGTGTAGGAGGATCAACACTCACTTTAACATCGACTGGTGTCTACGGATCTGAAGTTGCATGGAAAACAAATAGTACTGAAGCAACGGGAGGAGGAGTGAGTATCTATGAATCAGAACCATCATATCAAAAAAATCCTGCCATCAATCAAACAATATTCGATCATAATGTAACAACAACAACAACCACAGGAACTGGAAGAAATAAAAAAACTACATCAACAACCAAAACAACGCTAGATAGAGGAACACCTGATGTCGCATTTGATGCAAATCCATCCACTGGTGTCCCTGTTTATAATACATATTATGCGAAGAACGGTACTTGGTACGAGGTCGGGGGTACTAGTTTTTCCGTATTAGCATGGGCCTCTATAGTTCTTTTGGCTAATCAATTGCGTGCATTAAAATCCCTTCCCCCATTATCAAACTCTGTATTGCAAACAGGTTTATATAAATTACCAGGAACAACATCTGGTGCTTATACCTACAGTAATTGTTTTAATGAAATAGGTGGAACTAATTATACTTTATTAACAGGTCTCGGTTCACCAAAAGTTACAAATCTTATTCCTTATTTGATATCTTTGCCGTAATTTTATTTTAAATTTTATAAACACAAAAAGCTATATAAATGTTTTGCAAAAAATTGATTTAAATAATGTAATCATATATATAAATTCATACATTGTAATACAATATAATGCAAGCATTACAATTAAAATTACAATACTTACAAAATGAACTTCGATATATCGAACATATGATCCCTTCGTATGATAAAAAATTTACAGAAAAATTACACCAACTAGGTAAATTACATTTAATTCCAACAATATCACAAGATAAGGAACAAACGAGTGATACAAAAAATCATAGTGCAGCAATTAAAGAAATTTTTAGAAAATTAATGATAAAATATCATCCCGATAAATCTTCGGATCCAAATTGTGATGAAATATCAAAATTTATTAATGATTGTTATTCAAAAAATGATGAAGAATCATTAATAATATTAGATGACACAAACGAATACTCAAAAGAAATCCCCGAATATTTGATCAAAATAAAGGAGACTGCCGATAAAATAAATACATATAAAAATCGAACATCATATCTCTGGAACAGTTCATATGGATTAAAAGATTATGTCGAGAGTTTATACTGCACTTCTGATGAATTTAATAAATATGAAAATGAATTAAAAGAAAAATTAATAAAAGAACAGGAAGAACTTAAAAAAGAAAATGCCAAATTAAAAGAAGTCATATGTTTTATTAAAAGTGTAGATACCCAACTAGAAAATAGTTCTAAAAAATTTATAATTAACAATATTAATTATTATAAAGAAAAATGTACCGTACAATTCAAAGAAATGTCCGATATGAAATTAAAGGCAAAATCAGATATTTTATATTTAGAATATGAAAAAGAATTAAATGAAATAAATGAAGTCGATTTGGAATCTGCATCTATTACAGATCTTGAAAATTACAGAACTACTTTGGAAACAATTTATAAATATTTTGATAAAATGTATTGGATGTATAGTATGTCTCGATACAATAAATAAAAATATTAAAATATTAAAATATTATGATAAATATTCTTCAGACAAAGGATATCTATCCCAGTACTCACTCACAATTTTACGGAACATTTCTGGATGATTTTTCTTTGTGTATGCTAGTAGGCTATGGACAGTTTGCAAACTGACGTAATTGGCCCTTATATAGCACATAGTTTCATCATAATTTTGGGTATCAATCATGTCCTTAATATTCTTGTACATAGACATGATGGTTTTATTTAATTAGCTCGATTAAAATTTGCAATGAATTGGATCGAATATTATTGTATTAATGAATATATTTAGTTGTTCAATTTTTTATTCAATTTAAGGTTTTATTTATAGACAAAACGTGTTGTGTCAACAACTTGGAAAAAATTGTGTAGGTCCGGTGATAAATTTACTTCGTTCCAATCAAACATGTCATGAATATCTTTGTCCTCAGATACATCGTCACCATCCTCTTCTTCATCTGGATTTTTACTTTTTTTCTTTTCAGGCTTTTCAGTCAAAAAGTTATCACCGAGAGGAGTATCAAACACCCATAGAATAGAAAGTTTTTTTGGATTTGAAGTAACATCAGCAATAGCAAACGATTTTCCTCTAATATAGGGACTCAACCGTTGAAAGATACCTTGAACATAATTTCTTTGAACAAAATCCATCGATGGGAGATCATCGTTGTATTTATATGAAGCTACAAACACTTTAAGGTTTTGAATTGATTTTAGGTAATCAACAAATGTCGACGGTGGAATAGTATCTTTTTTAGAAAATCCCGTGTAAAAATATTTCCACGACATCAGTGTGTGAACTTCATCTTCTTGAGTGGTTTGAATAATTTGATCAGTTTTACTCGTCTGATTTTCTTCTGGCTGATAGCACATGTTATGTATTTGTTATATTACTGATTTAATTCAATAGAAAAATTAATTGATAATTACTGAATGTTTAATTATCAACTTTTTGTACTTAATTCTATTAATTCGGATATTTAATTAAATTTAAGTTTGTACAAACATTATACTTCCATTTATACTTCCGTTATTTCTATTTGTATATATATATATATATACACGTTAAAATCTACCTGTATCAAAATAAAAACTATAAATAAAAAAATAAAAAAATAAAAAAATAAAAAAATATGGTTTATGGATCATATGCAGCATTATTAGAACTATTAATACCAACAAAATTTTTAGTGAACATCATATCGTTAGATTCTGGATTTCTTTTCAACATGCAAATTTTATCGCAATGAACAGTTAATTTACCGTTAAATGTTTTATTAAACCATTCATTTAATTCTTTTTCTTTGTTCGGAGTATCTTTCTTCGGACATTGACTAAGCGTACAATGAGGTGAAAATTCGTTACCATGTGTTTTAACATCAACCCATGGTAATGCGTCGCAAATAATTTTGTGAATTACTTGTAATTTCTTTTTACTTTCTGCATTTGGTTTAAGATGAAATGTTGATTGTTTCGCTTGAGAAAAATATCCAATTTCTTCAAATGTTATATCAAAGTCAGTGATACCATGCGATTCAAAAACTTTTTTGAGTTCTGTATGAACTGTATCAAACTGATCGATTGATACAAAAGGGAAAATAAAATTAATATGTGGCATCCAACGAGGAAATGCACGATCCTGTTGAGATCTTATTTCATTTATTTTATCATGAAATTGATCAGGGATAGCAACTGCCAATGCTGTAGTCGTATCTGACATAATGATATTAATATACGGTTATTTTATTTAATTTTAATATTTTTTATAATTACAATATGTGTGAGGCATTTCATTATTCAATATTTTATCTATTTATTCGAATTAATTCAAATTAATTCAAATTAATTTGAATAACTCAAGCCACCGAGTCCGCTCATTATTCTCATAATATTATAATTCGTTGCATAAACCTGTATTTGAATAGGTTTGTCTTTATCCGATAAACAGTCATCCGTAATGTATGGATACAAATTATCATAATATTCTACATTATCGATACTACTCGTTTGCTTTATTTCAGGTGATAACTTATTTTTGCACACACAACATTTATTATTCATATTCTTAATACATCCAGAACAATATTTAGTTGTACATCCGCATGATGTTTTAACTGTGACAATATCTTCCTCAAAACATATATCGCATCCATGTAATTCTTCTTCGTCGAGTTGTTTGACTATTGACATAATTTTGTATTATTTTGTATTATTTTGTATGATGTGTATAAATAAAAAATATATATTGTGTTGTTCTTATGTGTTTTATTAAAATAATGGTAAATTATAAATTCTGATTAATGAACTCGTAACCATTGTCTTATTACATAGTGGACATTTATAGTTATGACCGTATCGACATTCATTGCAAAAAACTAAATGTCCGCATTCTTTACTCGCGTATATCGCATATTTATCCATACATACCACACAGCTTCCTGGTTTCATTGATTGTAGTTTAAATTCTTCAAAAGTCATATTTTTGATTTTATCTTCTAAATAAGTAATCTTTTGTTTTTCTTTCTCAACGGAGTTAATTAGCGACTCATTCTTTTTATTTACCACTGTTACATGATTTTCTAATTTTTTAATTACACCATCCATTCCCTTCATTTTTTGTAATTCATATGTTAAATCGTCAATCGTATTACATTGCTCTTTTATCGTTTCATTTCGAACTTGCAATAAAAAATTTAAGTTCGATTGCGATATTTGTGTTTTTAATTCATTATTTTTTTCGACAACTTTTTTCAAATGGTTTTTCAATGTTGTCGCATATTTTGTTGTACGTGCAAGTTCTTTTTCAGTATGTTGCAATAATATTTCATACTCATCGAGAGTCATTTCATTGTCTGATATTTCACTGTCTGATATATTTATTGACATAATTCATTATAATACTTCTAAAATATGTAGTATAATTATTATGTATTGTCCTTTAATTTTCAGTTTTTTATTTTAGAAAATTAATTCGGAATATTTATAATTAAAAATTGAATAAAATAATATACTGCGTTGATCAATAATTTTTACATCATTATACTTGATTTATCATCTATTATCTATTGGCTTATTGATAATAATTGTAAGAATGGAATTTGAACTACGTGGAGGATCTATCATCTATGGAAAATATGTACCAAGAGGGTATGGAACTATTATGAACACTTGCATTCATGAAAATGTGAGTTCACATACAAATCCAGAAGTCATGGCCATTATCCAAAAATACAAAGATAGAGGTTTCGGTTTTACCGTTCCTTCCGACCAACATAACCATCCCGAAATGGATAAACATGATATGTTGTGTCGCGATGTCTTTACTGACAAAAATCCGGAACCCGATAGACTCTCAGGAGAGATAACCATATTCGATGTATTGCGTTCTGAGTGCGATATTGTTGCCTCCAATAATATTATCCGCGATCTCGATAACTTTCTCGATGCTAATGGTATGGTTCCTTCTGTTGGTAGTGTACTAGATGATATTGCTATCGGTGAATCCATTGCGGCCGGTTGTCATAGTACTGTAATCACTGATGAAAAATCAGTCAGAGAAAAAAGAAAGAATGAAACTGATAATACGGGAAGCAACAAGAAAATTAAGCAAGATGGTGAG